CTTTTCTATTATTTTGGGGTAATATATATTCTTTTGCGGCTGCTTGCTGAAATTGTTTCATTAATTCTGGATTAGATTTTAGAACATTTTCAACATCTGGAAGTTTTTGTTCTTTAAACATTCTATTTGTAAGATGAAACATAAATGCACTTCCTGATAAACTTATTAATAATCTTAATTCTGGTGGCAATTTTTTACCAGTACTTTTATACTTTTCATGTAATTCTTCGAAAATATCATCATATTCAGTTATACTATCATGTACTTGATCAGACCAACCTTCTAATTGTATTGAAATTGGGTCATATCTATTATTTAAATACTCTCCTGCTGTAACAAACGCCATTAACATTTTTCTAGAAAATCTAACACTATTGTCAAGTTCTTTTTCTTTAATAATTTTGTTATATTCAAGACGCATCTCTTCAAGATCTGAATTTAAATTAAATTTGAATGGTATTTTGTAACCTCTTTGTTCTAATCTGTCTATTTGATATATTATTTCTTTTTTCTCTTTTGTTATACTACTTCTACTTGATTTATTTTTAACAACACTATTTCTAGAAACTGAAGAACCCGTACTACCAGAATTTACACTACTATCACCACTTACTGAACCATTACTACTGGCACTTTCTCCACTCTCACTAGAATCATCATTTATAACATTTTTTTTCTTTTGTTTTTTACCTTTTGAAGAAGCTACCGAATTACTACCATCTGAAGAAGTATCGCTTACAGATGAAACAGAATTTGCACTAGAGGCTGAAGACGATGATATAATATCATCACTTATCTTTTTTTTGTTAAACATTACATCATCACCCATTCTTAAATTACCACCAGAATTGTTGCCATAATGTTTAATATTATTATTATTTCCTCTATTTAAATTAAAAATTTCATCTCTTGAATTATTTCCAAAACTCATAATATATATATATTATAAATTTTATATGTTTAAATAAAAATACGCAAATTATATAAAATTATATTGTATTAATATATTTAAATTATAAGTAATGCAAATTACTTACTTTAATTTTGAATATAATAATGATAAATCTCATGTTGTTTCTACTAATATTCCTAGCGGATTGGGTAAAATATTATTTAATATTGCATCTGCATATACATATTCTATTAATAATGATAAAAAATTGGCATTTAAACAACATAATAATAATATTAGAAAAAAATTATTTACATCTTTTTTTAACAATAAATTAAATATAATTGATGATGAAATAGAATTTAAAACACTTGAAAACAATAATTGCGTAATTCAAAAAAATGACAATAACAATATATATTTAAATGGTTTATATAATTCATTTATTTACTTAAATAGTAATGATAATTCTACAAGAAATTTTTTAAGACATTTGGTTTATTCAAATGATAATTATATGTATTCCAGTTATGATATTTACAATTCTATAAAATCTTATTTTACAAAATTAAATAAGAAAGAATGTTTAGACGATGATTTAATTTCTTTACATATTAAAGTTAATTATGATGTAAATATTCCTTATTATAATAAAGCACTTGATTTAACTGATAAATCAAATGTTGTAATTTTTTCAAATAATATAGAATGGTGTAAAAAAAATAAAAATAAATTTAATTATAAAAATAAAATATTATATTTTCTTGACATAAATATTGTGGAAATAGAGTTTATTTTATTAACAATGATTAAACATAATATAGTTTCCGATTCACATTTTAGTTTAATGGCATCATATATTAGTTATTATGAAACAAAAAAAACTATAATTGTACCAAGTTCAACAATTTCTTTTCATGAAGATATAACAAATGTTATTTAAATTATATATTTATAAACGAATTAAATTTCTAAAATTTCTATTATAAAAAATATCATTAATATTTCCAATAATATACCATAATTCAATTATATTATTTATAAATAAAATATAACTATGTATATTTTTTTCATTATGTTTAAAATAAATTCTATCACACATTAAATGTCCACTAACCATAATGTTATTATCTGTTATTTTTGCTATTTTATCTCTTAATAATTTATAAGTATCTTGAGAAATTTCATACCAGTTATTATAACAGTCATTAAATAATTCTATATCATTATTATCAAAATCTCCAATATATTTATATAAATATATATCATTATTTGAATAATTAACAAATTGGTTGTAATCCATTTATAATAATATATCTAATATTAAATTCATTTTTTTATTTTATTATAATTAAAAGTTCACACATCATAATACTACCAAATAATATCCATAATTATTAATATAAAAAAGAGTTTAACGCCCCCAACAGGGATCGAACCTGTGACCTAACGATTAACAGTCGTTCGCTCTAACCAACTGAGCTATAAGGGCGGCGTGAATTTCTTCACAATATAATATATATTATAATTCTTATATAATTTTTTAAAATAGTATTTAAAAGTTATAATTAAATAATTAAATAATGAATAAATTATTTATTCTACTTTTTATAATTAATATTTTTGAAGTTTATTCATATAATTTGAATTTATTTCCACTTATTCGCAAATTATTAAATAAACCAACCAAAAATATAACAGTAAATAAATATAATGATTATATTTTAAATAGAATTTTATTAGATAAAAAAGTTGATAAAATTGTTGGAAAAAAAAATATAACAAAATAATATAAAAAAAACTATTGTATTATTAATAGGAATGTATACAAATTATGTTTATTAAAATAAATACTAAAAACTTGTCGATTACTCTATGTAAATTATTTTTTAAAACTCCAATTAACCGATCACAAAATAATAGTGATTACAATTGGATTTATCATATGAGAAATTTTAATTATAAAGATTGTGGCTGTACTGATGTGTCACAATGCAGAAGTAATAAAAAAGTAAAAGAAAAGATAACAGACATTAATTATAATATTAGTTTATTACATCAAATGTCTACAATAAGAAAAAATTACATGTAAATAAATTATTTTTATATAAAGTAATATTATTATATAATATTATTATTTTATGTCATTTAAAATAATTGGTATACCTAAAGAATTAAAAAATAATGAAAGAAGAGTTATTTTTAATCCTAATGAAGTTAAAAAAATAATGGATTTAGGTTTTAAAGTTAATATTCAAAAAAATTCGGGTTTATTATCAAATTATTCAAATATAGAATATGAAAAAATAGGAGCAACATTATGCGATACGATAGAAGAAATTTACGAAAAATCAGATATAATTTTTAAAGTTAAAGAACCTCAAGAATATGAATATTCATTAATAAAGGAATATCAAACTATTATAGGATTTTTTCATTTTGCAGGAAATAAAAAATTAAAAGATATAATGATTAAAAATAAATCGTGTTGTGTTGCTCTCGAAAGTGTAAAAGTAAATAATGAATATCCAATTTTAAAAGAAATGTCAATTCTTGCTGGAAAAAATGCTCTTAATATATCATATGATTTTCATAATAAAAATATATTTAATAAAAAATTAGTTATAATAGGTCTTGGAAATGTAGGTCATGCAGCATTATATGAAGCATTCAATTTAAATTTTAATAATATACATATAATTGATTTAAATTATAATAAATTAGAAAATATTAAATTAATTAATAATTCTTTAAAAATTTATGAATATAATGATACAAATTTAAATACAATTATGAAAAATGCAGATATTGTAATTGGAAGTATTTATGTTGATCTAAAAAAAACAAATAAAATTATTACAAATGAATTATTAGATTTAATGCACGATAATTCAATATTTGTAGACGTATCAATTGACCAAGGCGGTATGACAAGTCAATCAAAACCAAAAACTATAGAATCGCCCTATAATATTTATAATAATAAATATATTTATTGTGTACCCAATATACCATCTTTAAGTGGATATATGGCAACAAATATATTATCCTTAATTGTTTATAGATGTTTTAGTGATATTTTAAATAAAGTTGTATTTGATAATAAACCTTTGAAAGAAATTATAATAGATGATACAAATTTAAAAAATGCAATTAATATTAATAATGGAATTATATTAAATTCGAATATTCTATAAAAAATGAAACATTTATTATAGAATATTATTAAATGTATTACCATAATTTAAATGTTTCACAAATAACTGATATGAAATTAATAGAATATATTAACAATAATTTAGAATCTGAATATATTAATATTAATGATAATATTTACAGTATATATATGTGTGAAATGGATAATATTACATACTTGGTTTCAAAAATTGAATATAAATCTTTAGAATTTAAAAAATTATTTAATTTTAAAGATGATTTAACAAATTTTTATAAAGGCAAAATTGTTAAAATAATATAAAATTTATTTTATATAGATTAAATAAGCGTTAATCTATCGAATATAATGAAAGAAAAGTATATCATTAATGGAGAATATAAAAATGATGAATTTCATTTTACTTTTCATAAAAAAAAATATAAAACATGTCTTCAAAAAATATTTCCATGTTTTTTTAAAACTGAAGAATAAATTAATATAATTATTTATAAAAAAATAAATACTCTCAGTGGGGCTCGAACCCACGACCACAAGGTTAAAAGCCTTGCGCTCTACCGACTGAGCTATGAGAGCACATATATATATATAATATATTCTTTATATATTTTTAATCTTTATATAATGCATAATTGCTATCATAATATGGTAATACTATATAACCATTTTTAGAATTTTTTTTTTTTCCATTTTTTAAATTACAATAAAATTTTTTGTAATAAAGCATATTTTTTGTTATCAAATTAAAAAGTAAATTAATAATTATAAATAATATAATTATAGATATTATTTTATAATATATACTTACTTTATTTGATATCAAAATATTAAGAGAATATAAAATTATAAATAAAAATATTAAAAAGATAGTTATTAAATGTATATAAATATCTGAACCATTTATCATTTTATCTAAATCTATAATAAGTTGAGATTTAAATGTCAGAATTAGAATTAATAATTATACTTGATTTAGATGGTACAATTATTGGTAATTGCTGTTTTCAAGCAGACTTGTATAATTTACAATTAATACAAAAAAATAACAAAATAAAATTAATTAATAATTATCATTTGCAAAAATCTTATGGTATTAATTCTAAATTAATTAGACCTAATTTTTTATATTTTTATAAAAAAATAAAACATTTATATCCAAAATCTCTTATATATATATATACTGCATCTGAAAAAAAATGGGCATATAAAGAAATAGAATATATTGAAAAAAATTTACAAATTAAATTTAATAGACCAATATTTACAAGAGATGATTGTGTTTTAAATAGTAATAATGAATATAAAAAATTAGTTAAAAAAATATTACCAAAAATTATAAAAAACTTACAAAATAAAAATAATATAGAAGATAAATTATTAATTATTGATAATAATAATACATTTATTGATTATTTAAATAATTTTATACTATGTAAAACATATGATTATACTTATTTCCTTGATTTATGGAAAAATATAAATTATGATTATTATATTAATAATAATTTAAAAAATTATGTTAATAAATTAATTCAAAATAAAAAAATTAATAAATATATGTATCATGATGATATTTCAAATATTAAAAAAGAATTAATACATAAATGGAATTATAAAAAATATAAAAAAATAAATAAGCATAATAATTATGAATTAAATGACATGTTTTTCGAAAAAATAACAAATGAAATTATTAATAATAAATTTAAAAAATTTAATAATGATACTATTACTTATTTGAGAAAAATACTAAAATAATTTATATATTTAAATATAATTATATTTCTTTATTAGAAACGAATTAAATGGATTGTATTAGTGATGTTTTTTGTTATAAACATAAAAGTTATAAAAATACTGACATAATAGTAAATATTATATATTATGGCGTATTATTTTTACCATTGGTAGTTGGTATGTCTATAGGAGCAATATATAGAAATAAATGGCAAGAAGATAAATATAGGAATTTGATTAAACCCGATTTTTATCCACCTGGTTATTTATTTAGTATAGTGTGGCCTATTTTATATCTAATCATCGGAATGATATATAGTTATTCGCTGTATGATATAGATTGTAGTCCATTTGGATATTCCAAATGTGGTAAAAGACAGTTTTTTAAAAATAGTAAATATTGGATAATACCGATATTGGCATTAATATTTAATTTTTCATATACACCAGTTTTTTTTAGTAAAAATGGATTATTAAATGGATTAATTATTATAATATTGAGTTTATTTTTTGCAATATTGACATTAATTCAGTTTATAATGCAGAAAGATTTTTCCCATACTAAATATATATGGGCAATTTTAGCATTGATCCCTTATATAGCTTGGTTATCTTACGCAAGTTATTTATCATATAACATATATATATTAAATGACAAAAAAAAGGATATAATTATATAATAAGCAATATATATATAAGATTATCGCAAAAAAACTAAAATAAATGGTTTTTAATGGAAAATACTAATACAAACCATACTAAATATCCAATTATTGGTGATATAATATAATTATCAAAAGAATTGTAAACAAATAATATTGTAATTACAAATAATGCATAAATACTTAAAAATATCAATAAATTAAATAAAAAATTATTAATATTATTTTTCTCATTTTTACAAACATAAAAGTATGCAAATAGAAAATATATTGGTATAAATGGCAATAATGATAATACTTTAGTATTATTACTTTTACCAAAATAATGTATTAGTGTTATTATTGTGCCACCAATGAAAAATCTTATATGATATATGATAACATATCACTTCTATATATAATATATTATATTATATTATATTATATTATATTATAATTTTCATATCGTCCTATCTTATTTACTTTAAAAAATGCATAAAAAAAATCGAAATAAATTTTGTATATATTAAAATAAATGAATAAAAAAATATTATTACTTGTTTTATATATTTTATCGAGTGAATGTTTTATATTTGATAACAAATTAGATTTATTAAAAAATGTAAAATATAAAAATATTAAAAATAAAATTGAATTAAATAATAAAAAAATATATAAACGATTTGTTTTTAAAAACAATAAAATTCCTAAATTAATAAGATATATTATACATAATAATTTCTGTTTAAAAGATGCTGAATTAAAACATAGTAGAATTGCTATACTTGCTGTTATTGGAAGATATTTTGCTGAAATTATACACCCAGTTCTTGCTTTAAATTTATATTCTAAAAATCTATTAATCAATAAAGAATTAGTACCATCCTTTTTTAATGGAGGAATGAATAATATTCATTGTATTTTTTATATATTTTGCATATTTTATATTTTTATAATTGAATTAAATCATTTAATTATTATGGTAGATATTACAAATAAAACAAATACGATTACTAATGATAATATACTTGTAAAAACTTATAATAATTTAACACACACACAACAAAATTTATTAAGTAATCTCGAAATTAATTATGGTAGATTATCGATGTTTTTATCATCATGGTTTACTTATTATGAATTAGTTACAAAAAATCCAATTATATATAGTTTAGATTTAATATTTTTTATTGCATTATTAATATTTACAACAGTGGTTTCCATTTTTACATAAAAATTAAAAATTGATTATTTAAAATAAAGTAGTTTCTAATAGATATACAGAGAATGTCAGATAATAAATTACAAAAACCATTCTTGAAATGGGTAGGTGGCAAAACACAAATTATTAATGATATA